CGCAACTATAACAACCCTAAGGTTTTATCAGGATGCTTCGTTAGTAACCTGAACTTCGTAGTTGCGGCTGAGGCTGACATTCTTGGCAACGGTAACACCCTCACCGTCACCCATCATCACGATGTCATAACGCTCTTTCATCTTAAGTGAGCGAATGTCACGTGTGGGATCATCAAACTGATCCGTGCTCATGTCATCCTTGACCAACATAGTACCAACCTCATTGCGATCAATGAGGAACAGGTCAGACTTAGCTGGTGTAGCACCGCTCTTAGCTGTGAAGCTTACGAAAGGTGAAACCAGAACATTCAGACCCATTGGAGCTGTTGTGTTGAGTGCACCCTCAGCGGACTGAGGACGATAACCCCAACTCTGGTTGACACCAGAAGCAGCACCGCCTGCGTGGAAAATAGCGTCCTTAAGGAACACTGACCACATCAGTGGGTGAAGAATAAAGTCTGTTGGAACATGATTTTCAGCCATCAACACAGCAGCCATGTCGATGATGTCATCCCAAGTCACTGTACCATTGGCTACGCCATTGATATCGAGACCTGTTGTGTCATCATAGCTTACATCATCGTTATCAAAAACGATTGTAGCTGCATCCTTGAAACGGCTAAGAGCAATTTGCTCTTTTAAGCGAGCCATGGCACGGCCAGCGGCGCGGACATGTAGACCAACAATGTCCCAAAGTGAGTCGGCTACGACTTCTTCGGTGAAAGCGAGCTTTACACCTTTCTTTGAGACCTTGCCCTCTACCTGCTTTGCGAAGGCGAGTGCTTGCTCTGGGTACTCTTGACCCTCAGGGATTTCTGCAGCTTGGATAGCGTTGACTGCTGGGAATTCCAATGAACGCCCCTTACCAAGGCGAACTGTGGAAAGAAGTGGAGTCACAAGTAGCTGTGGCTCTGCCGCTTCCCTCAGAGTGCGAGAGAGAACCTTTGGGAAAAGAGCAGCTGCATCGGGAGACGCAAATGCTTCCTTAATAGTAACTCTATTCTCTTCATCGATATGCCCGTCCTCAGTCAGTGCCGCCTCCCAAGCTGGGAGACCCGAGAGGAGCTCTTGGATTGTCTTACTCATCTTAGGATTATTCCTCCTGTGTTATATTATTTATCAGAGTGTTAAATTGACACGGAATGCGCCAATAACATTGTGTACATCCAGATTAGCTCTAATACCGAGCTTACCACTATAGGTACCGTTACGAGTAAGCTCGTAAACAGTCTTAAGTGCACCTGGATCGGATGGAAGCTGCATGTAGCTGAGAAGGCCATCATCGAAGTTTGAAGCGAACTTCTCAACCTCGATAACCTTGCCAACCTGCAGGTGTGAGTAAACAGCGTTGCTGTTAAACTGCTCTGCAGCGGTAAGCTTCACCGGACGGCCCATGTGGTCCGCACGGATCGCATCACCAATAGCAAGGGCATCATTAAGACCCTCAACCATCGGGTACTCTACATAACCGTGGGTGATGAAACCAGCACCCTGTGAGGTTCCCTTATCAAAGGGTCTGTAGAGATCATACTGAGCGCAACCAATTGGAACCGAACGCGCAGCGACGGTAACAGTATCGGTTGAACCACTTGTGCTGCTGGGAGTAGCTCCATCAAGTGGATCCCAGCCGCTCATTGTATCGCCCCAAGTTACAGCTGAACCTGTACCATTAGCGGGAACGACTCTTGCGTCACCGTTTGAATCGGCAACAACTGAAAGAATAGTACCTTTGGTGATGACAATCTCAAAACGATCATCTTCACTGTCATAGTACCACGTAGGAAGACCCTGATCAGGAAGTAGGTAGGCGCTGGGGGCAACACCCTCAGAAACCACGAAACGACCTGAGCCGGTCTTGCTATGTACCTTACGGAATTTTGCTAAACTCATTTTATATTCTCCTTATTTTTCAGAGTTTACGTCTGCCCATTAGTGCATCAACTAAAACTTGCTCAAAAGAATCCTCAGGATCAGATGAATCTTGCTCTTCGACATTCACTGTAGTAACATTAGTTTCTTCTGTTACCTGAGCTGTGTCGACATCAAACTCAATTTGATCAACAGTTTTCTTTACTCTAGCTACTGGCATAGAAGCCATATCTCTAAGGCTATCTGCAAGTGAAGAAGCTGTTCTTGAGGCGTGCTCAGAAATCATCGCTTCTCTTTGCTCACCCTCAGCCAGACCAAGTGCAATCTTAGTATCAACGACTCTTTCAACAAGAGTCATATGCAATGCAGCTTTGAGCTTTGAG